CAGGTGGCACCCGGTTGGGCTCTTGGCGTCACGGCCGTAGATGTAAATCGAGCCCGGCCCGAATCCTCGGCTGTCGTGGTGCCGGAATCGCGTATGGCTCACCTCCGCCGGCTGGAGCGCGCGGAGCCGTTCGAGCTGCGCGTTGTAGCGCCTGCACTCCGAGCAACCGAGCATGGCGCCAGGACCCGCCATGTGGTTGGCGTCGCTGTGCGCGAGCTTGTAGTCATCGCTCTGCATGACCGGCTTGTGCGTGTGTCCGCACTCGAGCGTCAGGTAGGCCACCGGGATCGCCATGGCACTATTCGTCCACACCTTGACGATGCACTTGACCCGGCGCTGAGGCGAAGAGACTTCGTCGCCGACGTCAGAGAACCCGCGGATCACGGAATTCAGCATCATGTTCGCGTCGATCTTGTTCATATCCTAACCATAGCACCGCTACAAACTCTGTCAAGCTACTTCGGCGTCCCGAACGGCCACCACCAGCGCCGGGCCGGTGCGACCTGGCGCGCCTTCGGCAGGTCCCGGGCGTTCCGCGCGCGGTCCACCGGAAACGGGACCGAGCCGGGCGGCACCACGAACCGCTCGCGCTCCGCGGTGGCCTTCGCGATGGCGCGGTCTGTGCTCTCGCGCCGCTCGCGGGCCACGCGCAGGTCGTACTCGTACCAGGACTCGCCCGGCCGGCGTCCGGCCCCTGCACTGCCGCCGCTCTGCTTGATGCGCTCGAGCCTGATCCGTTCCTCGTCCGCCACCGAGGTCTGGCGCCACACCTGCGTCGTCCCGCGAGGCTTCGCTGCCACTGCCTCTGCCGCCACACGCTGCTCCGCAGCCTCCGCAAGTTGGGCCAGCTTCGCCGCGGCGCGCTCGGCTGCTGCGCGGTACGCGGACTCGGGCACGTGCTCGCGCGGGACCACCGCGGGCTGCGTCGGAACGACATCCGGGACCTCGGCCACGTGCTCGTGGATGCGCCCCACGCCGATTCGCCAGCCATCGGGCGCGTGGTCGGCGGCCCGGTTCTCGATCGCCACCGGGCCGTCTTCGGGCTTGATCGGCTCGGGCTCTGGCTCGGGCCGCGCCGAGGCGCGCGCGTCGGTCGCGGTGCGCATCTCGCCCCAGTCAGGATTCCAGGCGAGCGAGATGCATCGGCAACACGAATGGGCGGGTGGGCTGTCGTAGCCGCCCGGGAACATGCCGCCGACCGGCGCCGTCTTGCCGTCGAGCCCGGCGCAGATCGGGCACACCCGGCTGTCCATGCTCGCGTCCCACCGTCGCACGTACTCCGGCTCGCCGTCTGGCCGGTTCTCGTTCGCGTGCTCAGTCGCAATGTCGTGTATTATCGCATAGCTATGCATAACCTCGGTCCGGACCAGCCGGTCGGCCCACCAGCGGTGCCGCGCGAACATCCCCTCCGCGATCCGCGCCGCATCTGCCCCCGGGTCGCCGCCAGCCACACGCGGGCCAGGGCCGAGCTTGCGCAGCCGAGCCACCAGTTGCTCGATGCTCTCGTGCTTCGCGACCCCCACCGCGAGCAGGTGCTTGATGTCGTCGCCGACCTGGCCGGCGTAGCGCTTCGCCGAGCTCTCGTGCCGGCGCCAGAGCAGCTTGTCGCCCTGCGCCAGCACCGCCGCCGTCTTGATGTTGGGAAGCGTCGGCATGCCGTTGCCGAAGATCGCCGACAGCCGGGTGATCTCGGTGTCGAGGTTGTGGATCGCCAGCGGGCCGGTGGCATGGCGCCCCGCCGCGAGCGCGCCGGCCATCGCCGGGTCGAGCTCCCTGACCCGGTCGAAGGTGCCTTCGAGCGCGCGCAACATCCCGGTGCGCTGCAGCGCGGTGAACCTGTCCCGGTAGTCGGCGCTGCCGAGCCAGCCCCGGACGTCGGCCTGCAGCTCGTCGCGGACCGCGCGCAGCGCCGGCAGCACAGCCCGCAGCGCCACGGGCGAGAGCGCATCCACCGCCTGGACCGACTCGCGGACCAGGCGCTGCACAGCCTCGACTTTGGCGCTTGACATAGTTTACCGCGGTGCTAGACTCAAGGGATGAGCCTGGAGCAATTCCGAACCATTAACTTCCGCGATGAATCGCGGTCCCGTATCGACGAGATCAACATCATTCTCGCCGAGTACGACGGTCAGCGCCTGACCGCCAGGCAGGTCTACTACCGGCTCGTCGCCGGCGGGAAGATCCCGAACACCCCCACGAGCTACAAGAACCTGACGTCTCTGCTCGCCGATGCTCGGTATGCTGGCCTCGTCGACTGGGACCTGATCGAGGATCGTGGACGCGAGCCCGATTCCCCCGGGGAATGGTCGTCCATCGACGAACTGGTCGATCTTGCGGTCAAGCAGTTCCGTCTCCCTCGGTGGGCTGACCAACCGCACTACGTCGAGCTGTGGGTTGAGAAGCAAGCACTGGCCGGCGTGCTGGCCCCGATCGCGCTTCGGCACCACATCACGCTCATGGTCAACAAGGGCTACAGTTCGGCGAGCGCAATGAAGGCCGCGGCCGAGCGGCTGTCGCAAGGTGGATACGACTGCACGCCGATCGTGCTGTATCTGGGGGACCACGATCCTAGCGGCAACGACATGGTGCGCGATATCCGGGTTCGGCTCGTGGAGTTCGGCGTCGCCGATCTCGAAGTCCGCAAGCTCGCTCTGACGATGGCACAGATCCGCAAGTTCAATCCGCCGCCCAACCCTGCCAAGATCACCGACAGCCGTGCGGCTGCGTACATTGCCGAACATGGCGAGTTCTCGTGGGAGCTCGACGCCCTGCCGCCGCGCGAGCTGAACCGACTCGTCGACACGGCCATCCGAGGAATCGTTGACGCGGACAAGATGGCAGCGACGATCGCTCGCGAGAGCGCCGAACGTGACCGCGTCGCAAAGGCGATCGCCAAGTCCCGCCGCTGAGCTCATTTCTTGGCCCGCGCTGGCTTCGCTGCGGGCTTGGGTTGCGCCGGCGGCACCGGACCTGCGCCGGCCGGTGGCTTCGCGCCAGGCTGCACCGCCCCGCCTGCGGTCGCCGCGGCCTGCATTGCCTCCGCGGCCATCTCCTCCGCCGTCAGGCTCTCGCGGATCTGCTCGCGGATGAGCTCGGCGTCATCCTGGGGCACGTCGCCCAGGATCGTCCCGTAGGTCTTCGAGAGGAACAGCTCGGCGAACCGCGGGCTCTTCTGCGGGATCCCGTTGAACACGTCGATCGCCAGCGCGATCGCGTCGTTCACGCCCTCGACGTCGAAGCTTTCGAGGCCGGTGATGTTCGCCTTCGGCACTGCCTCGCCGCGCCCCAGGGAGGCGAGGACGAACAGCCGGCGGACGAACGGGTGCAGCAGCGCTGCGAGCGCGTCCAGCACCACCGCCGTGGTTGCGTGATCCTGCTGCTTGCTCTCGCCCGACCGCTGCAGTGCAGCGTTGTCCATGTTCGCGCTGAGGGCCATCGAGAACATGACCCGGTGCATCTCGCGCATCGCGTCGTTGCAGCTCTCGCGCGCGGCGACGAACACCGCCGGGTCGATCCCGACGTATCTTGCGTCATCGCCGACCGCGCGCGTCTGCGTGTACCCGACGCCGCGGACCTGGTTCGTGGTCCGGTTCTGGTCGCTCGCGATCGTGGGCAGGTCGGTCCCGCTCTGCGAGCCGTCGCTCGGCCCCAGGAACTCGTAGAGCTGCGCGAACAACGAGCGGTACTCGGCCCAGCCCATCGCGCACCGCTTGTTGAGGTGCTCCTTGGCCAGGCAGTGGAGCTTGCCCATCGCGTATAGGCCCTCGGGCAGCGCCAGGCACTCGAGCGGGACGCGGCCGAACGCGTGCGGGCCGCCGTCGACCGGGCGGTAGACCTCGTCCACGTGCGGGGGCTTGGCGGGGTCGACGTCGATCACGTACTTGAGCCACTGGTAGGCGTCCCATACGACGAACGTGTGGCGCACCGTCTTGCGCCGATCCTTCGGCGTCAGGCGGATCTGCGCGCAGGTCAGGACCATGGCCCAGGTCAGCCGGCCCTCGTCGTCGTACTGCCAGTCCACCACCTGCTCTGCCGGGATCAGGCGAAGATACGGGTCCAGGCCCTCGCCCGGCTCCTCTTCGCCGGCGCGCGGCAGGTCGGCCAGCACCCAGGCCGTGCGGGTCTGCAGCGCCTCGCGCAGCACGTCCACGCAGAAGCGGTGGATCGACCGGCCGCCCTCGTCGTCCTCGTCCTCGTCGTTGCCGTCTTCGAGCCCGTAGTCCGCGGGCCGCTCGGCCTCGTCGGTGACGTCGGACACCCACTCTTGCCACCACTTCGCTTTCGCATCGGTCTCCTTGGCCTTGCCGTCGTCGGCATCGATCATGGTGAACGAGACCTTGAGCGGGTCGGTCCCGAGCCCGGCCAGCAGGTGGTCGATGATCGTCCCCGGGTACGGGTAGTAGTGGGCGCGGCGCTTGCGCTGCTCGTAGACGGCCGCGTCCTCGTACAGGTTCTGCGGGAACAGCCGCTTCATCAGCGCCGGGTCCGCGAGCAGGCGCTGACCGCCGGCGTACAGCGCCCGGCACTCCGCCCAGTAGTCGCCGAGCCACTCCGGGTGACGCTGGCACAGGTCCCCCCAGGTCAGCGAGAGCGCGTCGGACGCGAGGTTGAGCTGCGCGGTTGCGGTACCGCCGGCGGGCGCGTCGGACCGCAGCCGCATGTTCGCCGCGGTGGCCGCAGCAAGCGCTGGGCCGCCGGGGAGGATGTCGAGCTGGGCGCCGATCATGGAGCCGGGGATTGAGACCATTCCGGCATCCTACTTGGTTTCCTCTTCATCCGCAGCACGTTTGCCGTGCTACAAACCAGCATGCTCGGCACCGCCCACCTCCTGCTCCACATCGGCAAGCACGCGTGCGGCACGGCCGGGTGCCGAGATCGCGCCTCGCGCCTGATCCGCTGCACGACCTGCAAGGCGGTCATCGCGCGCTGCGGAACCCACGGGGCGAACATGGCCCGCGAGCGCGAGCGGCACTGCGCCCGTTGATCAGCCGACGATCTTTATCATGTCGGTGCGCGACGACCGCTCGCGGAGCTGCGCGGTGACCTTGGCGTCACCCTGCCTGGTCGGCTCGTCGAAGGTCTCCTCGCGCAGCTGGCGCTTGAGCTGGTCGATCCGGACCTGCGCCGCCGCCAGCGAGCGCTCGGCGACCGTCGCCCGGGACTCGGCGATTGCCAGCTCCACCAGCGCCGCCGCCGCGGTGTCGCTGATCAGCGCGAGGTATGGCGCCCGGTACTTGTGGCAGACCTCGGCGCCGCGCTGCGCCAGGCGCAGCAGACGACCGCGAGACCGCGAATCCGCGGGGAGGCGAGTCGCGATGAGCCCGACCTTTGTTCCGGTGCTCATCGCCAGTCCGCGCAGTAGCCGAGGTGGCAGATCGGGGTGTCGGTCCCGGCCGGGCACGTGTACGAGTGCTGGCACACGGCGTTGTTATCCAGGCACGCAGTGCGGCACGCCTGATCCCCGAGCCCGAACAGCAGCGTCGGATCGCAGTTCGAGGTCACCGAGGCACATCGATTGACGGGTGCCCCACCGCCCCCTCCGTCGCAGTAGATCGGGTTGCCGTCGTCGTCGTAGTCGCACGGTACCTGCAGCGCCTGCGTGCTATCGGACGTGGACGGTGCCATGTCGACCGCGCAGGCCACCGTTGCGCATATCAGGAACAGTGTCGTCGCTCTCATCGTCGCTCTCCTTCTTTGGGTTCGGGTACGCGGTGCGCGACGAGGATCTTATCGACGGTCGCGACCGCGTCGGATCCCCAGTTCTCCAGAAGACATCTTGCCGACCGGAGCGCGTCCAGATCCTCCGGCTCGAGCGCGCACGGCGCCGGGCACGCGTGGCCGGACGGTGGCGCTACGGTCTGATCCCCTATCCTGCTGAGCTGAGACGCGCCATGCCGCTGGGAAATCCAACGCCCCAGACCAAGCGCGGACATCGCCTCGCATTCTGGACAACGAGCGGCGCCGGAACAGGTACACGTCGCGTCGTCGGCCACGGCCTTCCATAATTGCCTGATCAGCGCCCGGCGCAACTCCCCCATGATCCGCGGCGATGGGTCGATCGCCGGACTCGGCGGGGGCGCGGTCAGCTGCGCGGCGACGCGATCGGCGATGGCATCGAGCTTCGCCGACCGGTCGACCGTGTTCGGGTGCAGTACATCGGCAGCCGCCTCGCGCACAATCGCCCGCACCCGCTCCATGTCGGCGTCCTCTCGCTCGAGATGCGCGAGGCTGTCGCGAGCGTTTACGCGGTCGAGCAGGCGGATCAGGTCACCGCGGACATCGCGTGAGTCGTCCGGTAGGTGTCCGATGATGCCTTCGATCCCCTTGCGTAGCTCCTCGGCCTCGGCGCCGTGCGCCGAGCCGTTGTGCACCGGGCAACCGCTGGTGGTCCAGGCGGCGCGGTGCTGCTGCAAGTCGAGTAGCAGCGCGTGGACGTCGGGCATCCCGGACCTTCCTGTCCAGCGAACCAGTTCTTCGAGGCGCTGGTCGCCGATATCCGGCGCTGGTTCGATGCGGTCACCCATGGTCACCACCGGAACTCCACCGGCGCCGTGGCGGGCCGGAGCCAGGCGGACATGTACTCGTACTCGTTCACCGACCCGTCGGCGTCCGTCGTGGTGATGGCCCAGTGGTCGGCTCTCCGCCCGGGGCCGGTGACCACCGCGGTGTTGTAGTGGTCCCACATCCACACGACCGCGCCGACCGCGTAGCCGCGCACCACGGGGCCGCGCCACGCCGCCAGGGTCGCGGGCTTGATGGCCTCGATGTGAGCGGCTACGAGGGCGAACGGGTCGGTCTCGGTCTGCGTCGTGTTCATGATTGATCCTTCGGTTCATCCGTCATCTGGCAGCGAACTTCTTCAGGCGACCCCTTGGCGAAAGCGAGCCACCGACCGCTGACGAGTCGCTCGGTATAGACCGTAACAGCGCCGCGGTCGTTGACGTAGCTGTCTGTCGACGAGCAGCGGAACACGCCTCCCGGGAATCCGCGCAGGCCGAACCGTTCCGGGAAGCCCGCGAGCGCGTCGGCTACTGGATTCACGACTTCGCCTCATTCTCGAGCGCGACCAACTCAGCCTCGAGCACTGCGAGCTGCGCGGTATCCTTCGCGATGCGCTCCGCGCGGCTCTTGCGGCCGAGGCGCGCTTCGGTCATCCCCGCGGTGTCGATCGCGATCATCGCGCGAACCTCCTCGATGTGGGCGCGCTTGTCGCGGATCTTGGTGGCCAGGGTGACGACCTCGGCGTGGCCGCGTCCGCCGCACTTGAAGCACTTACGGGCGAGCTGCCACCACCCCGTACCCTTGCACCGAGAGCAGGTCTTGAATGCCTTGCTGGGCGCGGGACGGCCGATCGCGAAGGCTGCCTCGAGCGTCGTTGCCGTGTTCGTCGTCGTCATGGTTCTGTTTATAGCACCGCTACGCGAGCAGCGCAAGAGGGAATCAGCCGAACGAACTCCGGTTGGCCCTTTCTCCTCTAACCGGCTGTTTTACATCGAAAATTTCATTGTACCCGTGTGCGAGTGCGTCGATCTGATCATCCTCGAGATCCCCCACGCCCGTGAACTTGTCCGCCTCCCACAGCAGCTCGTCGGCCCATGTGATGCCGGCCTGAACGCCGGCGCGGAGCTTGCGCGCGAAGCGCTCGCCGGTGACCTCGTTCGCCGGCAGCATGAACCGGCCCTGGCGCCCGTCGGGCCACGCCGCCTTGCTGTCCCACCACAGGTCCGAGTCGATCGGCACGAGCACCCGGCCCGCATTCCAGGCCGCCGCGAAGCCCTGCGCACGCGTGAACTTGTCGCCCTTCGGCTTGATGGGACGGATGCGCAGCCGGGGCTCGATCTCCTTGAGGATCTGCGGCACCGCCTTGAACCCGCCGACGCTCTCGACGGCGATCGGCACCGGGTAGCGATCGCCCCAGTGCCGCTGCTGGATCTCGTACAGCTTGCGCGCGACGGCCGGCACCGTGATGTGGTCGCGCCAGCCGTGGAGGATCCAGACCTTCATGTCCAGGCCGAACCCCTTCGCGGCGAGCACGAACGCGGCGGAGAAGTCGGCGCGGTTGTCGTCGGTCGCCGCCGGGTCGCAGCAGATGATGATCCTGTGCTCGTCGGGCCGCCAATCGGCGAGCGAGAACGTGGCCGGCTCGCCGAAGATGTCGGCGCCGCGGGGCCGCGGGCGCTGCTGGTAGAGCGATGCGAAGCTGTACGGCCCCGAGCTCTCCTCGATGCGGCGCAGCTCCTCGATCGGCATCTGTTCGGGCCAGAGCGCCTCGCCGATCTGCCGCCCCAGGATGTCGTCCTCGTCCTCGCAAATCGCCGCGAGCCGGATCTCCTCGAACTGGTACCCCTTGTACTTGCCCTGCAGCAGCCGGCCGATCAGATCGTCGGCATGCCAGCGCGTGAACTGCGTGATCACCGACGCGCCCATGTTGCGCTTGCTCGCCGGGTGAAGGCGGGGCCAGAGGACGTCGGTGAAGAACTCCCACACGTTCTCGCGGATCGCCTTGGACTCGGCTTCCTTGCGGCCGGGGAACAGATCGTCGAGGAGCGCCACGCCGTTGATCGGCATGCCCGACCACTGGCCTCGGTAGCCGTGCGCGAGCAGGCCGCCGCCGCGGTCCGTCTGCCACTCGTGGACGCCGTGCAGCCCACGCGGAATCTTGACGCCGCCGCCGGTCGCCATGCGCTGGCAGATGCGAGACTTCGACGCGGCCAGGTTGTCGTTGGCCGTCGCATAGCCGTGCGCGAGCACCGGGTCCCGCGCCATCCGCCAGGCCAGACCGTGCAGCCCGGTCGTGCTCTTTCCGTGTTGCGGGGGAAGCTCGACGCACGCGAACACCCGCTCGTACCGCGTGCGCTCCCACAGGTCGGCCACCGGCTCCAGGTGGCGCTTGATGCTGTGGTGCGGCGAGACGCGCGCCACGAAGTCGCGGAACGACTCGCCGTGGTCCGCACGCAAGAGGGCGGTGAGCCGCGCCTCCTCTGCGGTCCCGAAGGCGACCACGACCTACCCGAGCGCGAGCACGCCTTGGCCCAGGCGCCTCGCCGCGATCTTGCAGTACTTCTCCTCGCGCTCGATGCCCACGGCGCGGATGCCGAGATCCTTGCAGGCGCGGAGCGTGGTGCCCGAGCCCATGAACGGGTCGAGCACCGAGGTCGGCTTGTCAGGGCATAGCCCGATCGCCCACGACATGACGGCCAGCGGCTTCTGGGTCGGGTGGTAGCGGGGCTCGTTACCGAGACGGATCATTCCATTCCACAGGTGACGTCGCATCCGAACCGCGCGACCATAGTTAGTCCAGGCCAACTCGCAGTCAGCGTACCCGGAATCGCCATTCTCCTTGTCCCACACGAGCCAGCACGAAGACGGCGGCATTCGGTAGAAGTTGCCCCCGAATACGCACGCGTACGTCGCTGTCGATACGACGATATCGATGAGTCCCTGATCGGCCG